GCTCGTTGTCTATCTGCTTCAGCTTCGGCATCAAGTCGCGCTTGCTCAAGTTCAAGAGAAAGAGTGATCTCTGTATTTAGCTTTTGCTCCAGAGCTAGGCGTAGAGTCTTCGTCAAATTAGAGGCGTTCTCAGCACTTTCTCCAAGAGCAATTAAATCGTTATATGCTTTTTGGACTGTGTTATTTATTTCAATCTGCCCACTAGCCCTTTTTAATTCGGTTGTTCCTTGCAGTTGAGCGCTTGCAAGCGCAATTGTGGTAGTGGTCGTTGTAGAGATTGAGTCCTTCAGTTCTCTTAACAGAACTTTGTTTTTGTCTTTTTCGTCTTTCGCGTCTTTGTCTGCATCTATTTCTTTTTGGACTGTGCTAATGTGATCTTCGAGCGCTCCTTTATTATCAAAGACTGCGAGTGTGTTTTGATTAAATGCTGAAGCCTGGGCCGCTGTTGTAACGGTGCCTTTTACTATTGCTACGTCTAATGCATCAACAACGGCGCGAGTTCTCTCAGCCGTTTGCATATATTTTTGCAATTCAGCTATACCTTCTTTGCCGGGATTTAACGCCAATGCCTCGGCATCCTCTCCGGCTCTTCTGGCTGAAACCGCACCGGGATTGCTCGTTCTTAACAAAGCTTCGTTACGGCGTTCTGAAAAATTGCCATAAGATGGGGGGCGGTAAGAAGGTTTAAGACCCCCCATTGAAAGCATTAAAGCCGCTTGGCGATCTTCGGGTGTTACAGAGTCAAACCCAAAGTCCTGATCCATTCCAATGCTAGTTTTTAAGCCAGTATGAGGGCTAGCTCTATTTCCACCAACTGGCATCAAACCCCCGCTTGGATTGAAAAAGGCTTGAGCCGCATCTGTTCCTAGAACAAATTCGGCAAATGCTTGCATGAATGTTCTTGGCGCTCGTGTCGCTTGCTTTGATCCATCTTCTAATGTTTTAAGTGCTGGCCCCATGTTCATAGCAATATCGAAAAATGCATTCGCCATTTGCATAAAACTTCGTGCTGCATTTGCGCTTACAGTTCCAAGTTTTTCTAAGAACTGAATAGTGTTGGCCTCAGATAGCATCGCAGTTAATTCTCTGTTTGCTTCAGAAACGGCGGATGTGAATCCATCATCGTTCTCTCCGCGCCCAAACGCATCGGCTGCTTCAAGTGTCGCGGTTGCCAGTCGAGCTTGTTCAGCCGCCAACCCTTTTGAGGCCATTCTGAGTTGATTTTCGCCGCCAGTGGCGTCGAACAAAGCATCTACAAATGGAAGAAAGAATTTTTCTGTTGACAACTTACCCTTTTCAAAGGCATCGTTTAATTCTTCGCCGGTCATGCCGGTTGCTTTGCGGAGCGCAGTCATAGCCACTGGCAATCTGTCGCCGAGCTGCAATCTAACCTCTTCAGCCATGAACTTGCCTTTGGACAAAGACTGCTCAAAAGCTCGAACAACACCGGCTGTATCAGCGGCTGATCCGCCAAGGTTCCTCATCGATCCAGCGATTTTTGCAAACGCTTGATTTGTTTCATCGGTTTCAAAGCCAGCTTCTTTTGCTGCCATAATAAATCGACCAAACGGCTGACCAACTTCAGCTAAGTTGATACCTATCGACTTGGAAACGCCCCGCAAGAACTCAAGGTTTTTCCCAAATATTTCAGCGCTTCCAGACGCGGCTTGTATGGTAAACTGAAAGCGTTGAATGGTTCTTACGGCATCTAGTATTTCTCTAAAGCCCAAGACTGCAGTAATACCAGATAGTGCCACACCCGTATTGAGAAGTATTCCGCGCAATCCAGAGAAGCTAGTTCCCAATCGGCCAGTACGACGAACCGCCGTGTCTACTGTCCCATTGAGGCCTCTAAATTTTCTTGAGATGCATCTATGGCGCGGTTGAACTTCTGTTGCGCCCTAACCATCGCTAGAGTTCTTTCCGGCCCGCCACTAGGCAACCCAGCAATGTCACCTCTCAAACCTCGCAAGGCACTTGCTGGGCCAGATCCGCTGTTAAATCCCGCTCTATCAAATCTTGCTTGTAGTCGGCTAGCTTGACGTTCAGCGGTTCCTAGCGCCCTAAGATCAGAGATTTGGTTTTTTATTTGCTGGGAGCGTGCGTTTGATTGCTGCTTTTGAGCGTTTTGAACGGCCTGAGTTGACCCTTTAATTTTATTGAGAGCTTGCTCCATCGACTTCAGAGCTTTTGTAAAGTTCTTCGATGCATCCGCCATCGATTTAACGAACTTATTTATTCCAGCGGAGTCCCCTATTTTCTTGTTAAGGGCAGTCACTTGAGCATTAATTGCTTTGAAATCTTTAACGACCTGATCAGCGCCACGGGCGCTAATCTGAATTTCAATGCTGCTGTCAGCCATGTGATTTCGCTTTCTTCTCGTTTATTTTACCAACGTAAAAGTTGTCGGCAAAACTCAGGAAAAAGATGAACTCTTCCCGTGTCGCCGGATCATTCATCCCGGCAACCTGGGTGTAAGAAATCATCTCACTCAAGGGTATGCAGCCAATCGCATCGAAGTGGCTAACCCGCCTCGATGTTAAAAAATAAAAGGCGTCCAAGACGGGTTGGTTTGCAAGCACCGGCTCCGGTCCTTCGTTCCAAGGCAGCGGGGATGTAATCATCGCTAACCATGTTCTGAAGATCATCAATCCGATGCCCCCAATCGACCATCCAACCAAGGACTTCCTCTAGTTTTTTGCTTGGGCCGCAATCTCTTCTTGTTTGAAGAACTCCCGCTCTTGCGATGCCGTTGAAACATCCTCGCGAAAGTCTTTGAATTCTGAAAAGATCTTATATGCGTTTTCCGGCGTGTAGGGCAGATCCTTGCCTTTTTCGTCGGTGATGCCTTTCCAATCTTTGACTAAAACATGCGCCAAAACTTTGGTCGCCAGGTCGGTCAAAACTTCATCAGGGATCTTACGGTGAGTAGCGATACTTGTGAAGAATTTTCTGGCGGAATTTCTGCGCTTCATCGGTGTTCTCGCGAGTGACCTTTAACTTGAATGCCATCGCCAAAATCAACCCAGACCCCCTCTGTTTCAAGAGTGCTGTCTGTGGAGTAACGGGATAAAAAATTAGACATAATGTCTCCAATAATGAGAGGGCACCCCCCGGCGAAGTGCCCCCCCTAGGGCTTTAGCTATCCGCTTCGGCCTTTTTTGCTTTTGGCTTGGCAGATGACTTTACCAAACCTTGTTTTGCCCAGTTGTCGAGCCAATCGCTGGGAGCATTCACTTCGCTCCCAACTTTGACCGTTTTCTCTCCATCATCATCGTAATAGGAGAATGAAACAGAAGCCGTCCACATAATTAAACGCTCCTCTCGATCATCATTGTCCCGCCTTGGCTTCCGCCTGTGCCACTATCGACATCAGCGCTAAACAGGCCTCTCCAGCCCGCTGAGACAAATACATCTTGATCATTGCCACCCTGCGTTGATGGTAACTGACTCAAACTTCACAGTTGGGATTGTGAATGTGTACTTCGCTCCAGCCGCTGCACCAATGGTGAAGGCCAAGCTCGTAGCCGTGCCGCCAAGATAGTCATCAAGCACCTCTTTGTTCTCCATGTAGAAATCCATAGAGCCGGTCACCTCAAAGCGGCCTGTGCCCAATCCGACTGATGTCTCAACCCCAACGCCTTGCTGGCGGCGAAGGTTGTTTGTCGTGTTGAGGCTCAAGCTTGAGATCTTAGGCGAGGTGATGTTTGACATTGTTAAAGATGCAAAATCTGCTGACGCTGACAGAGGCGGTGTAGTTGAGGCGGCGGTATAGGTAGCCCCGGTAATCGCGGCAGCCGCTGATGTTGCCTCTTTCCCCAGGAAGCCAAAGCTTGCCGTGATCATCGATCCCGCTGACATTGTTAGGGCCATCGTATCGGCCATCATGCCGCTGTGCCGCACAAATGTATTTGTGCCTGATCCGCCGGATGTGTGGCTGAACGTGCGCTCCATTGTGAACATCTTTGGAGTCACGCCATTGATGAGTTTGTCAGAGCTAAATGCAGCTTGCATCGCACTTTCCATCATCAGATGAACGACATCATCGTGATTAAGTTCCATCTCAATCGATCCGCCAGTTGCCTTAGACGCATTGATGAGGTGGGCCACGTTGCGATCTGCGCGAAGCTCAGATCCTGTGACTGTTTCTGTTTCGACTGACAAGCTTTCGCCCGTCACTCTCATTATTTTAAAAGCTGGCGTAGACGGCGTTGTGCCCCATGTGGCTTCTTCTATCAGGGCAACCCGCGTTTCGCTGCTATCGGCGAAGTATGTATTAGACATTATCTAATCTCCAGGTTGGTGGGGCATAAAATGCCGTTAAGCGATGCTCACATCCCGCTGATATTCAACGGATAGCACCATTCTAAATCGCCCATCATCCACCCCTAGTGAACGAAAACTTGGCGTTCTTGTGAGTATGTAGCCGCTGGCTGCATCCCCAAATCTGACATTCCGAAAGGAGTCAGAAATTACGTCTGCCATTTTTTTGCCGGTTGCAGATCCGGTTTCTTCTCGCACATAGATATCGAACTGAATGATGCCTTCGTTGCGAAAGAAGGTGTTGCCCATTTCAAGCTTTTCCCCGCCAGCCGCTAAGATCTGGATGGCAACGTAGTCCTTGCTTGGAACGATTTTGAACGGGACATTTTCAAAGATGATAGGCACATCTTTATAGGTTGAAGCAGCCCAAATGGTTTGAAAGCGGCTCTCAATCTGTTTTCGCTCTTCATCGTATTTCATTTGGACTACTCAGTGAATGTGCGCGGGCCTGACATGCGCTGATCGAACTTGCCGAAACGCTTGCCTTTGCCGGACTTGATGTTCTGTTTTATTTTCTGAACTGACTTGCGAAACATCCCAACGGCGCTTTGACGGGCTTTAATGTTAATGCCCTGCCCGTATTCAACGTCAGTGACGTAGGGTGTCGCGTTGGTGATGAAGAATTTGTAGGTTTTCTTTTTTGAAAAATCGATCTTAAAGCTTTTTAATGCTCTGTTTCTTGTTCTGACTGCCAAGCTTAGTGCTTGCGGGCGATTTTTTTCCATAGTCGAGGCACCATAGACCGGAAGCGCGACTTGAGAGGCATCTCTATCGACCTCATTTTCAAGTACACCGAAAGATCGATCCGGCTGATTAAGAGAGAAGTTCGTATTTGCAGCCAGCGTTCCCGTATTAACCGGAGTATGTGCCAGAACTTCGCTATGGGCCATTGAAACAATCGCTTTAAGCTCATTCGTTATAGTCCTCTCCAAACTCTTTTCTAGGCTGTCGAGCGACTTGCCTTTTCGAACCAATTTAATCGTCATCCAGACCTCACGTTCAGCCGATGAAGTGCAGAGGCTGCGTCTAAGCTCGCTTCAGTAATGAAGTAGTCTTGCTTGTCGAAATTGACTTTGTCAGATGTTTCGATTTCAACGGGCAAGTCTTTATAGGCGATCAGAACAAGCTTCGTTTGTTGTCGCTGCCGCTGAAGATCCTGTTGGTTTTGACTTGTGTTTGTTACGATACCTTTAACTCTGTATGTTTTAGAGTTCATTTGGCTAAAACTGCCTGTGGTTGGATCGTATGAAACATTCGCTTTCATTTTAGTAACGACAAGATCTTTCTCCGACCCATCAATGACTTTACCTACGGTCTTGAGTGTCTTTGAAATCTTTGCCGCTAGATCCATTATGACCTCGACACGCTTGCAAAACGCCCGCCTTTGATACGCCCGTAATCTTCAACGACAAGCATTACAAAGTGGGGCAAAATTGATGATCTGTCTGTTTTATTAAATTTAATATCGATGCCTTCCAGGGTCAGTTCATCAATGCCGGCGTCACCAGGTTCTTCCCTGCGATTGCTTTCAAGCAGACCGAGAGCGGTGAGATATGTTGCTTCTTTGATGACATCGGGGATTACATCATCGGCAATCGCGTATCCGTTCTTTTCAGTTACACCTTTGCGTGGCCACTCTAGGGGATTGGTTGAAACCTTTTTTGTGCCGTTCCAAGCAACCAGAGTATCGAGGGTCGAAGTGGCCATCGCCAAGGCTTGGGCTTTTTGCGCTGAAGATGATTTGATCCAAGAGTTTTTGTAGATCTGTCCATCGAAATATGTATCAGCATTTGATACTGTGGCATAGGCGTTTGCCCCGCTCACTCCCGATCCTGTTTCAGCGACAAGTGCGAATGTCATTGGCATCTCCAAAACAAAAAAGGGCCAAAATGGCCCTTTAATATCCTTATCTTATATTTGTGTTAAATTTGTATGTAGGAAAAGGCAAGTTTTAACTGGACTCAGCTTCTTCTTTTTTAACAGTGGCACCAAGTCGCTTCATTGCGGTTTCTAAAGCAAACTGTTTTTCATCTAAAGACATTGAGATATTGAAGGTTTCAGACTTTAACCTATCAACAAGCCTCATAAGATACATTTGTTCTTGAGATAATTCAGATTCCTTTATTTTAGTGCCATCGATGTTGAATGTTCGTTCTTCATTTTCAACAATCATTTCGCTTGTTTCGGTATTCATAATCTTCCCTTCAGTTTGATATGTGTAATGTATGTAGAAAAATATGCAAATTCAAGTTAGAGATACTGAACAATAATAACCCCAGCGGTTCCCGCTCCACCCGCTCTCAACGCTCCGCTTTCCTGTGCCATCCCGCCGCCGCCAGCCCCAAAATTTGTACCAGCGTCACCGTTTACAGAGGTTCCACTTGAATGTTCATTTGCAGCGCCACCACGAAAAGTCCAAGCGGAATTAAAGTTGCTCGCAGCGCTAATACCAGCGGGAGGGTTTGGCAGAGGGCTATCTTCTCCATATCTTTGACCACTACCAGTAACTACAAGCCCGTCAAAATTTCCTGTGTCTGATCCAAGGCCAAAGTTTACTGAGCCGCCACCAGAAGCCTGTGACCCGTCACCCCCGATAGAAAACCCTATGCTTACGCCGCCAGTGTAATTTTGGTCACCGCCAGACCCTGTTCCACCTACAGAGGCACCACATCCACCCCATTGACCTCCAAGAGTGCTAGTTGAATTTTCTCCCGGCATACCAGTGGTATTTGCATTATTCCCTAAAGTTCCTTGCCTTGAGCCAAAGCCTCTTGAACCACCAGTTGCGGATATTGTGGTTCCAGAGTTGGGATTGAATGTTGTAGTGCCACCATTTCTACCTGATCGTGCCGTTCCACCCCCCGAAGCTCCAGAGGATGCTGCGCCAGCCGCTCCGATTGAAATAGAAGCACTTGTTGTGGATGAGTAGGTGTATGTTCTAACAGCCACACCGCCAGCACCACCACCAGAGGCAACCTTTTCACGACCACCGTCTGTAGACGCAGATCCGCCGCTGCCACCGCCGCCAACAACCCAAACTTTTATCTGAGTTGCCCCTGATACGGTTGCTCTAGACCAACTTGTCCCAGAAGTTAAAATATCAGTTCGCAAAGGAAACTCGCTATCAACATAAAAAACAGTGCCATCACCCAACGTAATCGGTTCCAATCCACTGTTCGGATCACCAAAAAACTTCACACGGCCATTTATTTCAAGGACAGAAGATCCAGAAAAATTATTAGGATATGTTGAAGTAAGGCTGGAGAGAGACTGAGTGTCTACGGCTCCTGAACTCCCGTTTCCACCAATTTGATTATGCTGAACGACGATGCCGGGCATGTTTATTCAATGCTATGATTTGGGATTGGTTGAACTTCTACAAGTTCTTCAACCGTGGTGGCCGCTGCAATGTCTGGATGCGCGGGCGCATCTCTTAATACTTGTTTATCAGTCACGATTTGAGTGGTATCACTGCCCGCCTCAAGCGCCCTCATATACGCCGTATCTAATGCTGCGAGCTTGTCTTTGCGACCTTTTCTTATTTTATCACGCCAAATTTCTTTGGCTTTTTCAAGATTTACAGAAATTACAGCCGTATCTGTATCAGCTTGCCACGCTTCACGAAATTGTCTGTAACCAGTGATAGTATAATCAGCGGCATCATATTCTGTAGCGCCAATTTTAATGAATGTTGTCACTTTTCTCTCCTAGATTAGCTAATGTCATGCTGTAGCCACAGCATATAAAGCGTAAGCGTCAAGGGTCTGATTGGCATCTGACTTAACTAAAGTTCTAAAGGAGGATGAACTTAGGCTATAAGCGTCTGCCCAAACAGATGCACCTGCGTTGGCATAGTTTGCAGTTGTAACAGGCGCAGGGTTTGCGGTTGAAAGGGTGGTTGAGTAGTTCACTTGATATCTTCCTGTGCCCAAGTCAGTTATACTTGAAACACCACCATCCTCATAAATGGATACAGTTCCTGTGCCTTTAAAATTTACCCAAGCCCTAGCGGGGTAAAGCCCGTTACCACTTGTATCCTGTAATGCATTTGCCTTTAATATACTCATGCCGCCATCTCCCAAGCATTTCTAAACTGCCTATCGCTTGGCACTTCCTCTGTACGCACAATTTTAAACATTGGGCGGTTGTGTTCTTCTGCCCAACACTTGCGAGGCAAGTCTTTCATGCACAAATATTCCATAGCTTCTTCTTCCGTTAAAGGGCCAATGCGTGTAGCAGTCCACTGCAAGGCATGTTTGTCTGGATCGTGCTGAAACGTGCTATGACGCCCTTCTTTAATGGCTTGCTGCTCATCGTCTTGAAGCTGCCAATAAACCCAGATGGGCGGCAAGTTACCAGCCATAGCTTCATCTAACCAGTTTTGCGAAGGAACAAGCACTTTAGTTGACTCATCAAGAGCATCAGGGTCATCAAATATTACACGATATTTTGTATGTTCTGTCATCATTGATCACCGCTGAATAAAATTGTGTTGTTGGTATAGTCTGACATCCCTGAGTCTACGTTTTCCGCTGAAAATCGTCGGAAGGTTGTTGTATTCCCATTTGCACCTGAACCAGTATTGTATGAAATTGCAGCGTTGTTTGTACTAGAGCCATTGTCTCCGTTCATTCCAGCGGTCGCATAAAATGCGTTAGCAAATGCTGTGTCAAAATTTACTTGAAATGCACCAGTGCCTGTGTCTGAAACAGATGAAACTCCTTTTTCTGCCCGAATTGTATTAACGCTAGAAAGATTGCTGTAGTTTACCCATACCCGTATAAAGTAGAAATCACGACCGTTTGAGGTCGCTTCTTCTATAGTGTTTACTTTTAATGTACTCATTCGCCTAAAACCCTCTCAGCAAGATCAATCAGCATGTGCCTAACCCCTCTGCTATCCGTAATGTACTCACGATCTGGAGAGTTAACGATCTTAACCGCGTCGAAAACCAACAAGCCGTTTACAAGATCAATGCCCAAAATATTGTCTGCAAGTTCTCGCGGCGTCAGAGTTACGTTGCCCCATTGAAGCCCGTGATCTGATGAAAGATAAATATCAGCCATTACACCACCGTCCAAGCTTCCCCATCCCCGACCGTAACAGTAACACCACTGTTAATTGTAATCGGCCCTGCCGACATAGCGTTTTTGTTATTTGTAATTGTATAGTTTGAAGTAACAGCTTGGTTGTTTTCCCAGAAAATATCATCTTCAGCACCAGCGGATATGCCTGTTACTGTGCCATTAAAAATTGCATTTCCGTAAAAAGTTACCGCTTTGTTTTGATCTATTCGCAGAGCCTCAACGCTGTTAGTATCTTTGTTTGCATTTGTCGCTTTGACAAAAAACCGTAGCCTTGCACCGTCATCGCCAGAACCAGTAGTTTCAGTTGCTTCAGCAAGGATGCGAGCAGGCAACTGAGATATAGTCTGAGTTGGATAATCAGGGTCTCCATCTGTGTGACCAAAGTTGATAGAGCCTAATTCATTGCCACTTACAGTTGTGGTGTCGTTTCTTAGCAGAATTAATCTAGAAGCCTGACCATCTACGGTTGATTGAAACTTAAAATGACCATTTTCTTGATTGCGGAAGTCTAAAGAGCCACCACTACTCCAGCGAATATATGCCCTATCAGCAGTGCCTTCTTGCCAGCGAATGTAAGGTTGGCTTGAGCCTGACAGCACTATCTTTTCGTCACTGCTCATGCTGACTTGCAAGCCGCTAGGATTATGCGGAGTGGCATCAACGTCACCAACAGTCAGCCCCGTTACACCCACCCCGCCAGATAGAGTGCGTAGGCGTTCCCCGCCGTTTTGGAGTAGTTGCACATACGGGGAAGAAGTATCACAGCGCATATTAACTAAGCCATGATTAGTGCCTTCTGTATCCTCACCTTGGAAGTAAATATTACCACCGGCATGAGCATAGTTGCGAAAATAAGTGTTAGTGCCATCAAAATACATTCGGAAGTCTGAGCCACTGCCTAGTCTTACTTGATCACTGTCACTAAAAAGAGTGTAGTTAGCGCCCCACTCCTGCACTTCTGCACCAGCAAGAACCATACGAGCTAGGTTTGCGCCATGAAATTGGAAATAGGTGTCAGTATCGCCTGCGTGGGCAATTTTATCGCCGATCTGCAAGCTTCCAGCAAAGTAGTTGTCTACCGTGTCTACAATGTAAACGCCCCAAGCTGTTGACGGTAAAGTTCCCGCGTAGTTGCCGTAATAAAGATATGTACTGTTGGACTGTTCGCCAGCGTTGTTATCAAGCTCCGCACGATAAACGTAAGTATTTCCGTATATATCGCCACTTCCAGCCGTTATTTCTACTTCAGAGTAAACGCCATGAGCCTGACCAATAGCAGCACTGTCAGCGGCATTATAAACTTTGAAATACCCCCCGTACATATTGTCGGTGTCAGAGTTGCTATTATCAGAATATGCAAAAGATTGTATGCCATGCACGTTGCTGACACTACCAGCACCGCCGTTGTCCTCTGCCCAAAAATAACCAGCCCATACATTTGATGTTGTGCCTGTTGTTGGGGTAGCAACTACGTTGGAATAAATACCCGTAACATTGTCAGCGTCACCCGTGCTGTCCATATCAAGGTATATACCGTATGCACGATGTTCTTGTGACGTATCTCCACCAGTGTTGGTAGAGTTAATGTCCATGTAGATCCCGCCTTGCTCACGATCTCCTGTTGCTGCCTGTGACCCACTTAGAGTTTGTATAATCTCTTGCGCGAAGTAAAAGTCATTGTTGGTATCTGTAACATTGTTTTCAATGTGTAAGGCACCATTTTGTTGATTGTCTGTGTCAATTTTCAAGCTTCCCGTCATAGCACCGCCAGCTTTTGGTAAAGCAGCGTTAGCAGTAGTGTAAGCCGTATCCCAATTGCTTACATTCGCATCCGACGCACCCGTAATTGTGCCGCCAATAAAGTTTCCTGACCCGTTTATGCCTTTTGCAGTACTATCAACAAAAAAGCCCGCATCCGCTCGTATATATCTGGGCGTATAAATGTTTTTGTTAGTCTCTTGGTTAATACGCAGCCACGTTGTATCTTCACAACCAATCTCACCTACACGGGTTGTGCCGTTGTAAAACTGAATGTGATCGCTGACGTTGTTATCAGATTTGTAAACTCTGATTTCAGTATCTGCGCTTGAGCCATCACCAACATCAAGACGAGCATTTAGTTGCAATTCGCCCGTCATAGTACCGCCACTCAATGGCAGCTTAGTGCTGTCAGCTACAGTGATATTAGCAGATCCGTTAAACGATACTCCATTAATGGTTCTTGCAGTTGTTAGCGTATCTGCGTTGGGGTGATAGCCATCGTGGAATACTCTTTTCTCCCCACTGCCACCGCTAGTTTCATTAACTATAAGTTGGTGAGATGTATTTACCTTTACTCTATGGACGCCATCATTATCATCATATGCCATGTAGAAAATGCCATCGCCTACACCTACAGAATAGCGAGTTTCTGAGCTTCCAGCGCCATCACCTCTAAAGTGTAAAACACCATAGCCACCACCACCATCTATAGAAACTTCTGTATTGCCATACGTTGCATCACTCCAGTTTGCATCTGTTGCTGTGCCGCCAATACCTAAATGACCATTAATGTTTACGTTATGATCCCCTGTTCCTGCGTTAGAAAAGGTTGTGTTATAATCAGCACTAGAAGCGCTACCCTCAAATGCATAACCTCTGGTTCCTGTTCCTTTAAAGGCTACAGTATATGCTGTTGTTGAAGTGTCATTTAAACGTAACTCTCCTGCATTAGATGGGTTGCTGCCTAATGTAAGCGTACCCGTCATAGTCCCGCCAGCTAAAGGCAGTTTGGTACTGTCAGCTATTGTGACATTCGCAGAACCGTCAAACGATACGCCGTTGATGGTTCGTGCAGTTGTTAAGGTGTCAGCGTTGGGGTGGTAAGTATCATGGAAAACACGATCCCAAGATGTCATGCTGTTATTATTCTTGGAACGTAAATAGAGATCGTTACTGTGAAAATCGTGGTATTGCTGAATACCCCAACTGGAACTGTCCCATCCTGCGCTTAATATTAAGCCATCAGTTGCGCCTGACGGATCGTCAGTAGCCGTAGAAACATCCCAGATACGGATACTGGCCTTAGATGTTTGGACTAGACTATCTGCATTGCCTGTGTGTCTTGCACCAACAGTAACGTATTGATCATCTAAGGCGCTATCATTTAGGGTTACACTTAGCGTAGCATTAGCTGAACCATCCCAAGACACGCTACCAGATGCTTCCCCTGAGAGAGTTAATGTGCGGGATGTAGTCCACTTGTCGGCGTTGGGATGATAATGGTCACTAAAATATTGTGTCCAACTCGTATCCCATGTGCCGCTAGTTTTACGTCTACCGTACAGTGAAACTTTGTTAGCCGCCCCGCCGTATGTCTGTACTAGCTGTTGGGGTTGGTTACCATCTGGGATTACAAACATAGCGCCATATGCAGATGGACTATTAGATGGGTTAGAAGATCCCCAATGCGCTAATGCTCTAGTAGTGTAATCGTCTAAATTACTAGAGGAAGACAAAGATGTTGAAGTAATATTTCCAAAAACATGAGTATGACTGTCATTCGCCACCGTAGCAGCTAGTGAAGCATTTCCAGAACCATCCCAGCTTACAGAGCCAGTGACATCTCCTGTCAGGGATAATGTACGGGCTGTAGTCCATTTGTCTGCATTGGGGTGGTAGTTGTCGTGGAAAATGGTAGATGTTGTGCTAGTAAGACTGCCTGGAAAGGTGGCGCTACCAGTAATCCATGTGAGGCCTGTTGTAGAATTATTAGCAATTCTTAATGCATGAGTTAAGTTAGCGGCTGACCCTCCAGATCGTCTAGGCCCAACCGCATGATAAATTACGCCATCTGCTCCATCACTATCTAGAGTCATTCTGGCTAAACCAGACGTGCCGCTTACACTATCAACGTGTACTCCATCGTCATCTGCGCCACCTATAATACTAAAGTTACCGTTACCGTCATTAGTCGTGATCATCTTCTGACCTTCATCAAAAATGATCGTAGCCTCATCGTGGGATATATAAACAGTACCGTTTGTAATTTCTAAAGCTGGATTAGGAGATGCTCCATCATCATCACCGGCTGTCAAAGTTAATTTGCCAGTCATAGTCCCGCCAGCTAAAGGCAGTTTGGTAGCAATTGAATTAGTTACAGTAGTACTGAAATTAGCATCATCCCCTAAAGCCGCTGCTAGCTCATTGAGGGTGTTCAGCGCACCTGGAGCGCTATCAACCAGATTAGAAACCGCTGTAGTCACATAGGCAGTCGTGGCGATCTGGGTGCTGTTTGTTGCCGCGCTAGCCGTTGGCGCAGTAGGTGTTCCGGTCAGCCCAGGTGAGGCGACCGGGGCAATGCCAGCCTCTGAAAGCGTTTGGTTAATCCACTTACTGCTAGTGGTGTCATAAACAAGTAACTCGCCATCGCCTAGAGAAGTAATTGTGGTATCTGTCATCGCAGACAAAGATCCAGCGCCACCGCCAGAAATTTCATAGACAACGCCGTCAGTGTGTTTGATGAACAACTTAGCGTCAGCGGTGTTGAGAGCGATTTCTCCGACTTCTAAATCTGAAGCGCTGGGAGTTTCGCCCGTCGAACTACTTCGTCTATGTTTGACTACGTTTACCACGCTTTGGCCCCTTCACTTTTTCCTCAAGCTTCAATTTGAGGTCAGTAATTTCTTCAAGATATTTGCCCGCAAGCTCTTGGGCTTCTTGTCTCTGCTTTGTAACTATTTGTTTCTTTTCACGAAGCTCATTTACCTCGTTTCTAAAGTCGTTGTTTTGTGTTTCAAAAGCATCGATATTTGTCTTAGCAGCCTCTAACTCTGCTTTGAGTTGATCGAAATCTTGCTTTAATTCTTGGTTCTTTTTTTGATATGCAGACAAACTTTCTTGTAAAGAAACCTGTGCCTTCTCCAAAAGTTTGTACTTTGACTCAGCCTCGATGAAACGACCAACAAATTCGCCGGTCACTTCGCCTTGCACGTTGGCATATTCATTTTGATACGCGAGTTGATTTCTCAAAATTGCCAGATCCGGGGTATTTTCTGACATTATGAGAAGGTTCCACAGTCGATGGTTTTGTTATCCAGCGTTTGTGTGTGATTGGCAAAAACAAAAGTATCATTGCCGGTCAGAAGCGGAAGCGTAACAGTCCGATCAGCCGCCAACTCAGAAACCCCAAACACATACTGATGATTGGCAGATGTGTCGTTGATCTGTGGTGTTGTCATCACCGCACTGGTCAAAGTCTTGTTTGTCAGCGTTTGTGTGTCTGACGTACCAACAATTGTGCCACTTGGAGCATGTTGCCCATCCAGCATATCGGCGTTTAAGTTGCTGACCGCTGTAGTCGAAGCGACAACCATTGGCGCAGTGCCAGTTGCTAGCGTAGATGTGATCTGGCTAGATGCGCTGACGCTAGTGAACGCACCCGTATTTGGGACGAGAGCACCGATTGTCGTGTTTTGAATTGCACCACCGCCGATTGAGGCACTGCTTAAAAAGGATGTGCCCGAGGCATAAATATTTGAAAACCTATTACCAGAAGAGCCAAGCGACATGCCGCCATTTGTGGCTGGCTGGATGACCGTTGAAGTGATGTTGATTTCATCGGCTCCACCAATCTTAATGTCGATCTGATCATCTGTGTCAGCGGTGATCGATGTATCACCATCAACATCCAGAATAAGCTCTGTGCCGTTCATATCGAGGCTTGTAGCAACCGTTGCAGCGGTGATTGTGGGTGATCCGGCTAGGTCACCCTCAAAAGTTCCAGCAACCACTGTAGCCGCTGCATATCCAGTGCCAGAGGTGTTGACTGTAGAGGTCGGTTCAGCTTCTAGCCCAGTGTAAAACTTGAATTTACCGCTGTCGCTAGCATCGCGGAAAAAACCGCCATATGCAGTCGTGTTAGCCGAGCCAGGATCTTTATTGAAATTACCGTAAACACCAAAATCCACCGCGTCAGTAGTTACGCCGTTAGACCCATCGTTGTTGTTGCTCGATGCCAATTCCATATTCGCATCAGCGATTGACACCGTGGTGCTATCAACCGTTGTGGTGGTGCCTTGCACAACCAATGCGCCGGTAACTGTGAGGTCACCATCCATCGTGTCGTTTTCATTCGACTTCAAGAATGCGCCCGATCCGCCAATCTCTCGAATGTTGTCAGAGGCGTCCCGGTAATAAAGCTTCTGGGAAGCCTCTACAAAAGCCAATTCACCTTGGCTGATGTCAGATGTGCTTGGGGCAGCCGTACCACTTGTACGGCGCTTAATTTTGATGGTATTGGCCATTTAAAGCTCCTTTAGATTACGCCGCCGTCCAGCGCTGTTACAAATTCAAACCGATCATCGGTTGCGTCATAAATTAAGAACTCGCCGCCGTTCAAACTGGGGCTGGGTTCGACGACCTTCCCGGCAATTTCTTGCGATCCGGCTGGCCCTTGAACCCCAACGGTAACGACCTTGAGTTCAGTGTCAGCAACAACAACTTTTATTCCGCTCTCACTAACGGTTACGTTATTTCTTTTGTCTTCAACCGTTACAGTGTTGGCTGTCATCCTGTGACCTCGCCATCAACGGTGAATAAACCTTCCAAAATTCTTTCGACCACCGGAGGTGTTGTGGAGTTTTCAATTTCTAAGTCGTAAAAATATTCGCCAGGTTGAAGAGAAGTGGTATCAACTGAAGAAATTAAAAGTTGGATTTTACCCTCAGACGCGTTGAGTACCGTGGCTCTTGAATTACTGGCATTTAACTGCACCACTGCATCGGCGTTCTTTGTTTTTGCATATCTAACGTCCATTCGGATAGAATATCCGGCTAAGTTAATTGCCGTGTCGTTGGAATCCTTATATGTAATCGTGTGCTTAAAAGTAGCGCCTTGCTCACATACAAAATCAAAATTTCCGGCAGCCATCACTCTTCCTCTTTTTCAGCCTTCGCAAACAATCCAGCTAACTGTTCTTTCATGCGGGGTAGTGACCAACGGCGATCCATCTCAACGCCAAACTCTTGGCGGGCCATGTCTTCGATCTGCACTTTGTTCAGCGCATCAATATCGATAAGGTCGCCCTCTTGGCGATAAGGATCTTCCGCTCTCTCTTTCGCAGCAACTTTTTTATCTTCTTTGTAGCCCTGCTTGATGAAGTGATCGTAAGCGTCTGTGCCGGGATCAACGACCACAAAGTCTTTATTTTTAAAGAGTTTCATAGTTTCTCCTGTTGTATTGAAAGGGGGCCGGACAGCCCCCTCTCTTGTCAGGCAGACGCAGTATAAATTTATGCATGTACTGTGTCTGTAGGAAATTAGCCCAAAACGCGAGTGAGCAATTCTGGCTGGATCACTTTCGCTCCGCACAGTACGTCGAATGAGATCACATCAGATTTTGATGAGATGTCATAATCTTGTACAACACGAATTGAGAGGCCACGGTTTGAAACGATAGCCGCACGACCTGATGCATCCATTGGAAGCGCCAGAGGAACAACTGCCAGTGCCAAGCCGCGAGGATGACCCGCGATGTTAGCAACGTGATCGTCTTTAACAGTGATTGCAGCGTTATCTGCAAAGCCGCCTGTTGGTGCCGCTGGTGAGAACGCGATACCTGAGAACGCTGAACCAGAAGCTGTCTTGTCGGCTGTCACAACAAATGAACCTGAAAACACCGGCAACGGTGAAGACATCACCTTTTTTCAGTGTTGCAGCCGATGCGTGAGCCGCATCTGCGTTCATAGTAGTTGCTCCTGCTGACACTGCGCCGTTTACCAATAAGCCAGACTGTCCACCCTGTGAACCAGCGGTATGTGATTTCACGCCTTGTACGCCGTAGAAATCAAGACCCATCACGCGACCCATTGAGGCTTCGCGCAACGCTGTTCCGCCATCGCCACGCTTTTCAGCGGTTACGACTGCTTCGATACCCATCATAGCTGCTTTTGCGGCTGGGTTCATAAAGCCAACGCGGCCAGACATTGGAACCTTTTGCTCGTTGAGAATTTGGTCGATTGCGGCCAAGTTCGCCAATGAAGCTGGTGGGGTTCCGGCTGTTCCGACAGTGTTGTGAACTTCATCGTACTGGTCATAGATATAACCATCGATTTGTTCAGCCAAAGCAACCATTGCTGGCTCGATTACGCGCTCTGAGAAGCCGTCGAGATCCAAAGTCATCTGGCGAGAGGTGACCTTCGGTTGAAACGTCGAAGTGCTTTTCAAGCTGCATAGACACACTGGTTTCAGTGATGTCTTGTTTTGTGATTGAGCTAGTGAACTCGTTCACAGTAAACGCCGGCTGGCTTGCGGATTGTGATTGTATCACCAACGCGAGAACCAGTGAATTCTGACTCATAATCGCGGAAGACAGTGTTAGCTGCCGTCAGATTATTCTCCAAAATCAACAGGGCTTCGTTGGCGATGATGGATGGTGTAAGAATGGTATTAGCCATTGCTCATCTCCTTAAAGATTGAAAAGTTAGATTTGCCCGTTCATTCGCGCCTTTTTGTAAGACTCGAAATCAAGGGATGACGCAGCATCAACGGTCATCTTCCCGTTTGGGCCTACGCCTGACCCGCCTGTGGCCCCGCCACCTGTTGAAATTGGCCACCAATGCGGAGCATTTTTCCGCATTGACTCCAGCCACTCCCCTGGAGTTAGACTAGACTGACCGTCTTTCGAAAATTGTAATGTGCCATCTCCGTTGCGGGCCACTAACCCACCACTTTCATCGACGGCAAATACACCTCGCGCCCGCGCCGTTACGTCTGGCAGGGCGGTTGTCTGTACACCAAGCTCGCTTGCGGCCCGCTGTATTGCTGTATCGATAGTCACTTGAGCATAAGCGTCTGCTTTAGTTTTAAGCTCGCCGCTCAGACTTTCGATTTTCTCATCGCGGGCTTGGACTTGACTGTTCAAGTCTCTAAACGCCCGGTCATATCTCTTGCTGAAGACCTCATCGATCTTGCCTTCAGCGATTAGCTTGGCTTCCTCATTGTCTTCAACAAGGCTTTTCAGCTTCAAAAGTTCGTCGATGTCTTGCCCGTCGAACTGGCTTACGCGCTCTTGCAATGCCTTCTTTTCGGCAAGCAGTTCATCGCGGTTTCGCTTCAATCCAGCGGTCTGTTCTTCGACTGCTTTTCTTACGATTTCGTTGACATCAGGCGTACCTGTATCGCTTTGCGCCTCTGGCGCATTAATTTCTTCTGCCATTGATCCAATCTCTAGCTTTTACGTTTCGGGGGAGATTTCTTTGAACCACCGGAACCAGCCCATAGGGTTTTCCGCGCCCAGTAATTCGCTGAAAATTTGTCTTTTGCGGTCAATTGGCCCGCCTTATTCCTGATCCCTGCGGAACGGGTCAGGTAATTCTTTCGCGCTGATGCGCTGTAATTGTGCCCATAGCCTTTGTGGCCAAAACGGACTACTTTAACTTTGCTTCCCTTCTTAGCGAGAACCACCATCTTGTGCTGCGATGATCCTGTGTTCCGCATAGGCTTGTTGAAGCCTGGGAAGCTCTTTCCCCGGTATATTACGCGTCCACCCTTGCGGGTGGTGTCACTTGCGTTTGCCACCCTTTTTCTTCCCTTTGAGCTTCATGCCGCCCTTCGCGGTCTTTACGTTTTTGCCGTAGCCAATTCCTTTAGGCATCGATGTTCTCCTTGATGAATTGTCTGCGCCAAGAGCGCAGCGTGAACCTCAGACGGTTAGTCTGATGAGGCTTACTTGCGGTGCTTCGCAACTTTTCGTGCGATCCGTTTCGGCATTTTTGAAACTTGCTTGCCAGATTTTGTGGCTTTGTTTTTTGAGCGGGAAACCGCTGCTTTTTCTCCAGGGGATAAGGAACTCCACGCCGCATCAGGCAGATATCTCCCGCCGCCCTTTAATGACGCTTTCCCGGTGTTCGTGCGCCACTTTTGTTTCGTCCAGCTTTTGAGGCTTTTTTGAGATTTTTTAAGCGCCACGACTTGTCCTTTCCGATCACTACTCGCTTCCCGGTTACAAAAGTGTTCACTTGTAGCCGCCTCCAGCTTTTTTATATTCATTCGCGAGCAATTGGGCTTTTCTTGCCGACCATTGACCTCGATTGCCGCCTTTGGTTCCCGCTTTGATTTTGTTGAACAGGCGCTTACGCATCGTCGGCTTCGTGTAATTGCCAGCCGCATTTACGGTGGATTTCCTTGCGGGCTTCTTTGCCATCAGAACACCTTCCGATCAGGATCTGGCTCCGGCGTCTGTCCCGGTTCCTCTAATAGCGCCTTGGCTTCAGCGGCTGTCATGTTGGACGGGAGAATGTCGCCCTCATAGAACTTGTCCAAAATCGCATCCAGCGGAAGAATACCGTTCATGTAGAGGCGCAGCGTCATCAGGACATCGCGGTAACTCAAACGGGTTTCGGATAGATCACGGTTGAGTCGCACGTTAACCTCTGATGGATCTCGCTGGCGGAACATCAAGTACATCTCAAGCACCCGCTCCAAGCCACGTTCAACAGTATCCAGCACCGAAAGAAGAGTAGCCTGTTCTCCGCGTGCCCGTGACTGCATGACCTCTGAGTTCTCTGAGCCTCGACGCGCTTCAGCCATCAGCCCCGCACCCATCAAGCTCATTTCTTCTTTGAGGCGTTGAACCGAGCTTTCCAAGAAGGAAAGTCCTTCACCTTTAAATTCCAACATTCCGGCTTTTTGATCTGTATCCAGTAGCCAGACTCGATTAGGCCCAAGACTAAGCGATCCGGCTTCACCGGAATATCCGGTAACAAACGGCGTAGGTAATGCGGAATAGTGTAGAGCATGAGAAAGATCCGCTGATGCTAAGTAATGTTTCTCGTTGAGGCGGGCGATGTCCAACACAGGGCTAGTGTCACAGTCGGACAGCAATGTGTTGGGGCCAAAGAAAACAAACGGGATCGACGCCAGAGGTCGATTGCCAACCTGGGGAACAAAAAAGTCAGAAGACTCGCCATATTCGCCCTGATCATCGGGCATGATGACAGACTGATTATAGATGCCATCTTGGATCTTTAGAACGCGGTACTGGTCGCTGGTAACAGTACCAAATGTCTGGCGGATGTAATTGTTGCTATCGGCCTCGTATACTTGGATCTCAGTCACTCGCTTGCGGCCATCACGGCTTTCAACAAACCAGTTGGTGATGTTTTCAGCGTGATAAGTCGTTGCATACGGCAGCCCGCCAGATGCAGGGGCATCAACTAAAACGCCACAACGGCCCATCAGGATTGTCTCGCGAAAGACCTCACGACAGAACACCTCAAACGATAGGCCATCATTTGTGAAGTTTTGCAGATCGTCCATGAGATCAGCGTTCTGTTCGCCGATGCTGTATTCAACCGGGCGCCGAAACGCTACGCCGACCAACCCAGCGACAGTGCGCTTGACTGCATTTAGATAAACGGTGCGGGCCTTGTAGTTGCGGTACTCAACAGTGTTCTGATCTTCCAGTTGAGGAAGATAGGTTTGACCCGCTGTTTTGACCCAGCGCTCGCCGCGATAAAAGTCTCGCAGCAATCTCCAATCTTCTTGGTGCCACTGATACGCTGAATGGTTGTCTATTTGAGCCAAAGCATTCTTCCAAAAAAAAAGCCCCGCCGAAAGAGGACTGGCGAGGCAGTTGGACTTGAAGTCGAAGGGAAGCGATGCTGGGAGGAGAAACACATAACCTCTACCTTCAATTTGTGCATATATTTTGCATTCCTACTTTGTCAACTTTAATTTGTATGTAGACATAATTTTGTCAATAAATTAGGCTGCGTCAACAGTAAGAAATTGACGGATTTGGATATGGCAAGCAATGTTGAGAAATTACCTGTTGAAAATCAACGGGTTGAGAAGAAAAAGCGTCAACAACCTGATTGGGATCAGATCCGAGGTCTATACCAGCAAGGCGTAAGCGTTAGAGCCATAGCTGATATGGAAATTGCCCAGGGTCGAAGCTTCCAAGCCATAGATCAGTATGCAAAAAGGCACGGTTGGAGCCGTGACACAGGCGCTCAAGCGAATGTGGACGCAAGAACCAGAGTTCTGGAAGAAGAAGTTCAGAAAATTGACAAAAAGAAACGCATCACAAGCGAAGATGTGTACGCCAAAGATGTCGATATTAAGAAAACAGTTCTACAAAGGCAAAAGTCTCGTCTGGAGAAATTACATGAGGATTGGGATTTCCTGTCGATGGTAATTGATCTGAAAAGATCAGGTGATGAACGTGCCAATGACTTTGTGAACTACAAAGAAAGTGTCTTCGATCTTGTCACCAAGCAAACCAACATCGCCAAAACCATTACAGAACTAGAAACCAACATTCACCGGCTGAATGCTGACTCAAACAAAGAAATCAAACCGTTTGTGCCAGTGCTTCAGCGTAGAGGAAGCCCCACCGATAATGGCAACTGAAACCCTTGATGAACTAAGTAACGACCAAAAAGGCATTCAAGAAGCGCTGGGCCTCACTCACGCCCAAACCCAAGTCTATACTGATCCGGCGAGGTTCAGAGTGGTCATTGCGGGAAGGCGTTTCGGCAAGTCTTACCTGATGATGCATGAAGCAGTGCGGGCAGCGCAAACCCGTCAGCGGGCAAACATACTGATCGTTGGCCCATCGCTGAAACAAACCAAACAAATCTTCTGGCGCGAACTGAAAAACGCAATCCCAAAAGAAATGGTGGAGTACAGCAACGAAACGTCCCTAGAGATTATAATTAAACACTGGGGATCGATGATTAAGCTCGGTGGCGCGGATAACGGCGATGGACTCCGAGGCATGGCAATCGACATGGTTTTGCTCGATGAAATCGCTGACCAACCGGCTCACATCTGGTTTGAAGTCTTGCGCCCGGCGCTTGCCGATAGACGCGGAGATATGCTCGCTTGTGGAACTCCCAAGGGTCTTAACTGGGTCTATGATCTATTCACATATGCCGAGGCCAGTGAACCACAATGGAGCGCCCACAGTTACACAACTCTGCAAGGCGGAAACGTGGATGATGATGAAGTCGCCGCTGCCCGCGAAACCCTGTCCGAGCATCAGTTCCGGCAAGAGTTCGAAGCCGCCTTCAGCAACCCATCCAGCCGCGTGTATTCTAGCTTTGACCGAAAGATTAACGTCAGCAAAGACGCTGTGGATCTTGGAGGTACGGTCTACGCCGGAATCGACTTTAACATCAATCCAATGAGCGCGATCTTTCTCTGTGAAGCAGAGGACGGGTTACTGCTAGCTTTTGATGAAATTGAGATATTCGGCGGCAACACCTCGATGCTCGTTACAGAGATCGACAAAAGATTTAAAGAGCGCGAACTAATTGCGTATCCAGATCCTAGCGGAAGGCAAAGAAAAACATCCGCCGGGGGAAATACAGACTTTACGATTCTAGGTGGGGCAGGGTATTCTGTAATTGCACCGTCGAGAACTGCGCCAGTAAGAGATAGAATTAATTGTACTCAGGCAGTCTTGCGAAATGCAGACGGTGTCCCCCGGCTCCTAATTAACCCCCGATGTAAGGGGCTGATCAGAGGTTTAGAGGGTTTATCTTTCGATGATAATGGCAAACCAGATAAGAAGAGCGGCATGGATCACCTCTGCGATGCCATCGGCTACGCCCTCATGCAGCTTCGGCCAATCAAACGCATCAACACAGGTTCATTTAGATTGAGAGGTGGGTAATGCCAGATTTCACTGTGATCGAAGGTAGAGAGAACGTCATTGATCTAGATAAGCGGTTGGACGCCGATCTGGATGGATCAGAAGAAAGCAAGCTTTTGACGGCGATCAAAGAATTACGGGGTGAAGACATTAATGCTGTCATTATCATCGGATTTAAAAAAGATGGTGGGCTTGATTTAAGCATGACATCTAACGTGTTTAATGAACCGGCAAAT